ATCTGTTAATATTTACGGTTGTTAATGTGTCCTACTACGTATTCTGAATTTTCTTTGCTGGCTACATTTTGAATAATCCACATACCGCCCTCTAGTCCATCGGGGCCGTCCATCATTTTGGAATTTGGTGCCACGCCCAAAAATTCTTCTTCCATTGTTTTCATGCCAGGGTTGTCTTTTTCGTCTATGTTAAAATATAGATTCCCTTGTTTGTAAACAGGCTCAATAGTACCCTCAATACGGGTGTATTTATCATCTTTTTTGCGCTTGTCTAATGACATAAACAAAGGGATTCTGTTTAAAATTTTGGCAACCGCTTTTATAAGCGGTTTTAAAACCTGCTCCCAAAAGGGTTCTTGGAGTGAGTTATTTTCAATCCAGTTTTTAAAGGTATCAACCCTTTTACCCTTTACCCAATCGTGGGCGTGGTATAGGTTGTTTACAAAAGTTTGCTGGGTCATATTATCAAGCCAAACTTTGTATAAATAAAAGTTCCCTTGACGGTAACCTATCACGCCTGTGAATTTTCGAGAGCTATTTTTGTTATCTTTATTAGAGGTTGCCGGATCGGAATAAATTAATACGTGTTCACAAGCCCGAAGCGGTGGGCATTTAGCCCAATGCACTTTTTTGAACAATTTGCCAACCCTAATAGGATTATTGAAGTATTCTTTTTGAATAGCACTCGTGGTCATTGTCCTAAATGCTAGATCAATCAACGCCTCGGTGTTTCGTTGTGGCCATGTAGAAACTCCGTTTTTGTCCCGAATGTTTACAATGTCGTGAATGTTGGCTTTTTTGGCCATTTCAGTAATACAGCAATATTTTGCAATGATGTTTCCGCAGGCAATAATCAACAAAGGCACGGAAATAGAACGGGTTGGAATTAATGCAGTTTCAATCCAAGCATATTTCTTTTCAATCGTATCCGGGTTATTGCAATCAATATCCGTATCAATATCATCAATCAAAATTAAATCAGGACGTGCGGCATCGTTACGAGTTCCACGAGGGGATTGTCCAGCTCCAACTGCCCTAAATGAAACGCCTTTTTTGGTAGTAAAATCGCCCTCCTCCCAACCGCTTAGGGCTTTTTGATCACCATAATCATTTTTTAGCCGATCATTTACTTCAAGTACTGTCTTGTAAGGTTTTAATAGCCTTTCGGCATCATCATAGGTAGCAGATACCAGTATAATGGTTTTCTTTTTACCTGTCATGGCTAGCAAAAGCACGTCCATCATGGTTCTACCCGATTTTGATAAATCTCGGGCCCATGATCGCACCTCATACCACTCGGGGTTACCTAGTACTCGTTTGGTTGCCTTTATGTGAAAAGGTGCGGGTTCTGAAGTATAAAAATTTGGAAAATAGTATTTGTACCACTTTTCGGGATTGGCTTCTAAATCGGCTATTCTGTTTAGTTTTTCGGGAGCCGTTTCGTTCAAATCAACAGGCGTTGCTCTGTATTGATTGACTATAAAGGCGTCCCAAACTTTTATTTGCTTTCTATCATTAGCACTTATGGCCATTGTTACTTTATTTTAGATTTTACAAAGGCATCGGCATAGGTGCTTAGTTTTTTTGAAAATTCAAAATCGATAGGCTGGATAAAAGACACAAGCTCCATTAGTACAGTGATAATTTCACCTACGGATGCCTCTGATTCAAACTTCTTGATTCCTGCAGCTAATTGTATAAGTACATTCACTTCGCCCTTATCGGCTAATTTATTTTCTCTACTGGAAATAAAATCTTGCCAAAGTTTCATTTGGTTTTCTAGTTCTCTTATAATAGAAGTTCTGGTGTTTATGAGCGAATTTTTTTGTTCCTGCCATTTACCCTCTGCAATCCATTTACCTATTGTTTTTTCTGTAACCTTTACTTTATCGGCTATGTTTTTTTGGTTCAAGCCGTAATTGATAAAAAGAAGCTTGGCATGCTCTTTTTCGATCTCTTTTCTAACTGCCATTTTCTACTATTTTACTAGCAAAGTTGAATGATTAGCCTGTTTAAAAAAAACAGTTGTTTACTTGCTTTACAACTATGTACGGTTGTTGTACTGTACTGTTTAGCAGGTGTACAACTATTTTTTTGAGAATTGTGTTTGTCTAATCTTTGCCATCACAAAAGGCAAAAACTGCCAACTAAAACACCTTAAAAATGGCACGACCAGAATACTTTTTTGTTAATGATGAAAATGTGAAAAATTCGTATGGTTTTTACATCAATACATTGGGAATTAAGATGGATCGATTCAATGATAACCCTGTTATGTTGAACAACCATTTAAACTCCAACGAAAATGTTATTGGCAATTGGTCTGATGCTTTAAAGGAATCAGGAAAATTAAAACTAAAACCCCATTTTGATGAAGAAACCAGTTTAGGTAAAGACGTAGCCGGAAAAGTAGATCGAGGCTATTTAAAAGGCTGTTCAATGGGAATTATTCCTAATTGGGACAGCGTGAAAAAAATTGGCGAACGCTTAATTATGATGGAATGTGAACTCGCAGAAGTTTCGATTATTCCGGTACCATCCAACAAAGGAGCTATCGCTATTTATAGTGCCGATGGCGAACTAATGAAAGAAGAAGACGTAAAGTCTCTTTGTTTGTCCGTTGCTGAAAAAATCAACGAAATCCCCGAAAATTTAAAATCAAAAACAAATATGAAAATCGTTTTAAGTATGGCTTGTCTTATGGCTTTAGGCTATAAAGAACAATCAGCCGATGGCCACGATGTTGCCGATGTTGAAGCCAAAGTATTAGGCTTGTCTAGTCAAGTTACTTCATTAAAAACCGAAAACGAAGGTTTGAAATTGGCGGCTCAAACTGCCAAAGAAGCGCAAGAAGCCGCATTGCTATTATCGACTACTCAAAAAGTAGATTTAGCCGTTACGCAAGGCAAAATCCCTGCGGACAAAAAAGAAGCCTTTGTGCAACTAGGTATCAGTTCACCTGAAGTGTTGGAGACTACTTTGGCTTCAATACCTGCTAAACAAAATTTTGGTGCAGGCATTTCAACGCCAAGCGGGCACGGTGCGGTTGAAGTAAAAACGATGGAAGAATTCCAAGCGTTGAGCCACGACTTGCAATTATCTTTTAAAACAGATAACCCAGAGAGTTACAAAAAACTATTTTCTTAATCAATTAATAAATAAAAAATATGCCAGCAAATTTTGCGGAGGTTTGGTTAAACAGAGTACGCCAGAACCTAACAACCCAAGATGTAGCCCCTTGGTTAGACGGGATACCAGAACTTGATACTGCAGTATTAGAAATGGGTTCAGGAGATGCGTCTGAAAAAAACGTGATTCACATTCCACGTACCTCATTTAATCCTGATGTATTGATTAACAATACAGCCTATCCGTTGGCGGTACAAGATTATACGGATGACGAAACGGTAGTAAGTTTGGATAAATATCAAACAAAACCTACCTCAATTTCTGATGATAAAATCATTGGAGCTTCTTATACTGTTATTGATCCTGCTACAAAGGCGCACAGAAATGCAATCAATACCAAAAAATATACCCGAGCAGCCTTTACCATCGCTCCAGCTTCGCACACGGCTGCAACGCCAGTTATTGCTGCAACCGGAGTGCCAAGAATTGTAAACGGTCCCGCATCATTAACGTATGATGACCTTGTAAACCTAAAAGATGCCCTAGATACTGCAGAAGTTTCTACAGAAGGTAGAAGATTGGTATTATCAACAGCGCATTATAATGATTTACTTATTGACCGCAAAAATTTTGCCGACAAATTGGTAAACTACAACACTGGTATGCCAGCCCCAGTAATTGCAGGATTTGAATTGTATCAATACAACGGCAACCCGTTATACACCAGTGCAGGTGTTAAGAAGGCCTATGGCTCTGTAAAAGGTGCAGGCGACCGCCAAGGATCATTTGCTTTTTGGATTGGTCAAATTGCTAAAAAAACGGGCATGACCAAGCAGTACTTTAAAGAGGCAAAAAATGACCCTGAGGCTCAAACCAATCTATTGAATTACAGACATTACTTTATTGCAATGCCATTTGATTCAAAAGCGATTGCAGCAATCTATTAATATCTAAACATAAACAAAAGGCTACTGCAGTGTAGTAGCCTTTTTTCAACTCAATCATGGAGCAATTTCTATACCCAACACTAACCGCTTTTTGTTCTGCATTAGCGACTTGGTTTTTCAGTAGAAAAACCCGGGCGATTGATAACGAAATTAAATCGGCTGATTTTTACAGAGCCTTATTAGATGATGCCATGAAAAGGCTTAATCAAGCCATTGACACCATTAATGAGCGTGATGAAAAAATCAAGGTATTGATGATAGAAATAGAACAGCTCACAGACGAACTTAGAAAATTTAAGCAATTAAACGGAAAGCATGAAATCATTAAAAAATAAATTGTTGTTGTTCTTGTTGTTTTTCTCACTCATGGTGCTGGCTTCTTGCACAAGCAAAAAGCCCACTGTGTTTGAAAACAAAACGGAAACAATCACTATTAAAGAAACGGTACGCGATACTGTTTTTAAAATTGAAAAGGACAGCAGTTCTTACAGGGCATTAATAGCATGCCAAAACGGTAAGGTTGTTATAAAGGAAGTTACTCAAGCCGAATCGGGGCGCACATTAAACAGCCCGAGGGTTCGGCTAGATAACGGCCTGTTAAAAATAGACTGCCACGCAAAGGCTCAAGAATTGCTAGCCCACTATATCAATACACACAAGACTACCAATCAAATTGTCACTAAGACTATCGAGGTTAATAAATTAACTACTTGGCAGGCCCTTCAAATATGGGTGGGCAGGGTACTGTTTTTTAGCCTTACTGTCTTTTCTACACTTTTTTTAATCGAAAAATATAAAAAAACATAACATGAAACACGATATTTTTAAAACCAACCCCAATTTAGAAAAAGTTTTTGTTACATCTGATAACGAATATTTTTACCAAGAAAACGATGCTAAAAATCACGCTAAATCTTTAAAAGACAAAAGCGTAGAAACGGTTTACAACGCTAAAACTTTTGAGGCAATTGATGATTTTGAATCATCAGAAGACGATAAGGAACTTGCGGAATTTGAAGCGGCAGAAAAGGCAAAAGCCGAAAGCTTGAAAGCAGAAATCAAGGAAGATGTTGCCAAACCTAATACCGAAAAATAATGTTACCAGGAGCAGAAATAACATTCGAAAACGGCAATTTAGGAATTGTTGCCGTAAATCCTGATGGGATTTGCGGTTTGGTTGCTAGTGCTGTAGCTACAGGTACTTTTTTGTTAAACAAACATTATGTTGTTTACAGCTTAAAAGAAGCGGAAACCTTGGGGGTTATCCCCACGGTATTGGGTAATTATGAACTTCATAAAACTATTAAAGAGTTTTATGGTGAAGCCGGTACAGGTACAGAGCTATGGATTTATGGCGTGGCCAAAACCCGCACATTAGATCAATTGGTAGAAGATTCAAGGGGCTTGATTATAGCCTCTAATTCAAGAGTTCGATTTATTACTTGCAAGTATGCACCAAGCACGGCCGATACCGCAATTACGGCAGGATTAAGAACTGGGTTTCCGGCAACCTTAGCAGCCGCACAAGCCATTGCTGATGAATTTACAATTGAGCAAACAAACCCAATATTCTATATTATTGAGGGCTACAATTTTACGGGAGTAGCGCAAGATTTAGTAGGATTCTCTCAGGCTACCAATAACCGTGTTTGTGTAATGATTGGTGATACAGAAACCCGAACTGGAGTTACTGCATCTAAAGGCGCAGCAGTTGGTGTTTTGGCGGGTAAAATAGCATCCAGCCAAGTACATGTAAGTGCAGGCCGTGTGCGAAGTGGCTCTTTAAAACCGCTCAATTTTTATATTGTTGACACACCTGTTCACGAATATAATGTTACGGCTATCCATGATAAAGGTTTTGTGACTTTGCGTACGCACACTAGAAAATCAGGTTATTATATAGCCTTGGATCAAATGGCGTGTAGTGTAGCCGATGATTACAATTTTTTGCCCAACCGCAGGGTAATTGACAAAGCTTATATGCTGGCTTCGGGTGTGATTACAGATGTGATCTTAGACGACTTGAATTTGACAGCTACAGGTACTTTAACCTCTTTTGATGCGGCGGCAATAGAAACCGAAATTGAGCGAGTGATTGCTCAAGAAATGACAGCAAATAGCGAATTATCGGCAGATGTTACCAAAAAAGGCGATAGCGGTGTAAAAGCATCTATTGACTTGACCGAGAGAGTAGGAACTACCCGAAAAATTAAAGGTAAAATCAAAGTAAGGCCTAAAGGGTATGCCCTTTGGTTGGAGTTTTCTATCGGTTTTGATATTAATTCTTAAAAAAAAATAAAGATGTTCAATTCAAGACAATATGGCTGGCATGATCTTACGCTGGTTTTAGGCGGACGTGATGTTACTGGTATTAGAGCTATAAAATATACCGAAAAGGTAGAGCGTGAGGCTGTTTATGGCAAAGGTAAAAACCCTCATTCTATTCAAACGGGCAACGCTTCTTATGATGGCGAAATCTCTGTTTTGCAGTCAGAATACGAAGCCTTGGTACAGGCTGGAGGCGGTAGCATCATGGGCTTGTCATTAGATGCCGTGGTATCTTATGGCACGCCTGAATCGGGTACTATTATTACCGATAGAATTATCGGCATTCAATTTACTGAGGCGGCCAAAGAAATTAAACAAGGCGATAAATTTATGGAGATGAAACTCCCATTTATGTGTCTTGATGTTCAAAATCAATCTTAAAACCCCACCCCAGCCCTCCCCGAAGGGGAGGGAGAAGGAGTGTAAATAAAAAAAATATGAAACCACAAGAAGTAACACCTGAGCAAATTGATGCTTGGAAAGAATTGCATGAGGATGTTTGGAAAATTACCGTAGATGGCAAAATAGCCTTTTTGCGCAGTCCAGACCGTAAAACGTTAGGGTTCGCCTCTAGCGTTGGTGCGAGCGATCCGATGAAGTTTAACGAAATATTGCTCAAAAACTGTTGGCTGGCAGGCGATATGGAGATTCAGACCAATGATAAACTGTTTTTATCTGCAAGTTCTAAACTGGCAGAATTGATAGAAATAAAAGAGACTGAAATGGTAAAGCTCTAAAGGCTGCTACTGTTGATGATAGCGACTGGATACGCATTAGTAACGCACAACTGCGTTACTATATGCAAATTCCAGACCCCGATGCATTGACGGATCAAGAATGGTGTATGCGCTTAAAAGAATTGGAGTGGATACGAAAATCGGAAGACAAAGAGAACAGTTAATTCTGAATTATCAGAATTATAAAATAAACAATAAAACAAAGCGGAATTAGTCCAAGTAAGCTAATAGCTTCTTTCTTTTTTTGTTCATCACCATAAATCAAAAAGTAAATTATCATAAAAGGTAAAAATAGAATGCCAATTAACCAGGACGAAAACAGCCATCGCCCAAAATTGGTTATAGCAGAAAAACCACCTACAACAAGATAAATACCAAGTAAAAAAATCATGGCCGATATTTTAAGTTATACATTAAGCCTACAGGATCAGATGAGTGCCAAGTTACAAAAAATTGGTTTCTCATCTGATAATGCGCTTACTAAATTTGCAAACTTACAAATTCAGTCAAAAAAAACGAGTCAATTACTCAAAGATATGGGCGGCTCTGTAGGTTCTTTGAGAGAAAAACTAGCCCTGCTTAAGGCAGAAAAAGAGTGGATACCACAATCAAATATTCAAGATATTCGAAAATACAATACCGAAATTAAGAATCTTGAAAAAGAAATTTCAAAATTAGATACAATCAATGGCTCATCTTTTAAACGAAATTTAAAAGGAGCTATTTCTAATTTACCCTTTTCAGACTTAATAACTAATCCAGTTGCACAAGCTGGAGCCGCTTTATTTCAGTCGGGTAAAATGGCACTTAGCTTTGACGAAGGAATGGCTAAGATTAACACTACCGCACAATTGAGCGTAGAGGGCGTGTCG